CCAAAGCAACACGATAGCGGTGACGTGGACGGAGCGCGCGAACAGCGCGACGGTCTACCGCTTGCGGCTGACGAACTTGGCGACGCTGGAAGCCACTGACATCTACCTCAACGCGATTGACAACCTGTCGTCCTACGAAAGCCGTTACGACAAGTTCGCCTTCACCTTGGGGGCTTTGGAGAAAGGGCAATATCGCTATGAGGTCACGGAGAACCCGACAACCTACGCCGCTGGCGACTTCGTGCAAGGCGGACTATACACGTTTACCGATAGCGGCTATGCCTACATCTCGGCGGCAGTGGATCAGTCAAGCAACGCAGAGTGGGGGTGTCAAGGGACGCTGATACCCGAAGGGCTAACACCCGAAGCGATTGGGCAAGGCATTGTCAACACAGCATCAATTGTTGCCGCCTGCGCAACAGCAGGCATAGCCGCGAGGCTTGCGGATCAGCTTGTGCTGAACAACTTTAGCGACTGGTTTCTGCCGTCCCTGGAGGAGTTAGGAATGATGTGGACGGAGTTAGCCAGCGATGGTCTTGGCAGCTTCGCAAACCACACCTATTGGTCATCAACGCAGGCATCAGCGACGCAGGCGTTCACCGTGGATATGAATAACGGCAACCAAGGCACGCACAGCAAAGGCAACACCTCCAACCGCTATACGCGTGCTATGCGTCGCTTCCTGCTACCTACGACGAATCCGCGGGTCCTTGAAACAGGATTGGCGATGATTGAAACGACGGAGGGCAGTTTCACGAGTACAACAAACACGATCGACTACGTTTCTTATGACTAAACTGAATTTTAGCTTCATCCCACAGGCGGACTATCGCTACCCTTTGATGCTTCAATCAAAGGCTAACGACCTATACACCTTCGGGGAGATGAACGACTACCCATACTATTTGCTCGATATATACAAGAAAAGCGCGAAGCACAACGCGATTATCAACGGCAAGTGCAACTACATCTCTGGCAAGGGCTGGGCAGTGGATGCGGATAAGACCACTGTCGCGCAACAGGCAAAGGCGGAGGCGTTCATGGCTGACGTCAACGAAGACGATGACCTCAACGACCTGACGCAAAAGTTCGTCTTGGATCTTGAGCTGTTCAACGGCTTCGCATTGGCGGTAACGTGGAACAGGGGTGGCGGCATCGCCTTCATTGAACATGTGCCGTTTGAAAAGGTGCGCGTGTCGCTGGATGATACGATGTTTCTGATTGCCGATTGGTACGACGAGCGTATGATCCGCCAGTACCCGAAGGGCGCGGAAGTTGAGCGCATGCCCAAGTTCGACCCGAATAACCGCGTCGGCAAACAGCTGTTTTATTACCGCCACTACGCAGCTGGTGTCAAGCACTACCCACTGCCGAACTATCAGGGCGCACTGGCATACATCGAGTGCGACGTTGAAATAGCGAAATTCCACATCAGCAACATTCGCAACCAGTTCTGGGGTGGGCAGATGATCAACTTTGCTGATGGCATCCCGACGGACGAGGAGAAGCAGGAGATAGAACGCCAAATGCGCAACAAGTTCAGCGGGGCCAGCAACGCAGGCCGCTTTGTGTTGACCTTCAGCACAGGCAAGGAAAACGCACCGAGCATCCAGTCGCTAACGCCTTCGGACTTGGATAAGCAGTTTGACCTGCTCAACAAGCAGATTCAGGAAGAGATTTTCGTGGCGCACAACGTCACCTCGCCGATGCTGTTCGGCATCAGAACGGAGGGGCAGCTTGGTGGCCGCAAAGAACTGTCGGAGGCGTATGAGTTGTTCAAAAATACCTACATCATGAACCGCGTTCTAATAGTCGAGCGCATGATCAACTACCTGACGTCATTCAACGGCTACGAGTGCCTCTACCTGCAGCCTTTCGACCCGATCACTGAACAACTTTCGGAGCAGGCGCTGATGCAGATTTTGACGCAAGATGAACTGCGCGAAAAGGCGGGTTATGAGCCATTGCAGCAGAACGACGGCACAACTACACCGCCAGTTGATGAAGTGGCCGTAGAAGCGAGCGCAGGCGTCAACGAGGCTATCAAGACGCTTTCGGGTAGGCAGTACCAAAACCTGATGCGTATTGTGCGCCACTATTCGCAAGGCAAGGTCACACTCGAACAGGCGCGGACGATGCTGACGGCTGGCTTCGGCCTCAACCCGGAACAGGTTGATCAGCTATTGGGCGTGAAAGAGCAGGCGTTCACCGATGAAGCTGATGAGTTGGAATTTCTGGCGCAGGTAGGCCAGCAGTTTGGCGAAACGCGTGACAGTTTCGAGGTGCTGCAAGAGCGCGAATTGGACTTCAACGAATACGGCGAGGCGGAGTTCTTCATGCAGTTTGCGGTTAGCGATGAAGACAAGGCGCTGGACGAGCGCATCATCAAGTACAGACGCAAACGCGAGGATGCAACCGTCGAAGAGATGGCCAAGGAGTTCGGCGTCAGCAAGGCGCGAATCCGCAAGCGCATCCAATACCTGTTGCAAATCAACAAGTATCCGTTGAAGCGCGGCATCGGTGAGGCGACGAGGGAGGAGAAAGTGCCAGAGCCGATCGTCGAGGTGCGCTATCGCTACGACTGGCGACCTGAATATGGGGGATTAAGTAAGGCTGATGGCTACGACAAGAGCCGCAAGTTCTGCCAAGTCATGATGGATTTAAGCAGCGCACGCCTATACACGCGCGACGACATTAACCAGCTGACAGCGCTGATGGGGTACAGCGTTTGGGAACGCAGAGGCGGATGGCTGACGCTTGAAGATGGCAGGCACAGGCCAAGCTGCAGGCATATGTGGGTGCAGCAGTTGGTCATCAAAAAAGGTACACAAGTTGAAAGAATCGTAGAATGAGCAAGGCACTATTTATAAGCGAGAACACGCTACTCGAAAACAGCGTCATCACCGAGAACATCAGCTACACGCAGATACGTCCAACGATCGTCAAGGTGCAAGAGATGCACATTCAGCCAGCGGTGGGATCGGCGCTTTACGCGGAACTCGTGACGCAGGTCATTGCAGGCACTTTGTCGGCTAACAACACGACGCTGATGCAGACCTACATTCAGCCAGCGATCATTCAGTGGATGTACTTTGAACTGCCGATGGTGCTGGCGTTTAAGTTTATGAACAAGGGCATGGATCGGCGCAGCAGCACGGAGTCGTCGCCAATGAGCGAGCGTGAGATGACGCGCTTGATGGACAAAAGCCGCGACGATGCGGAGTGGTACACCGAGCGCATCACGCGTTATTTGCAGGAGAACCACACGCTGTTTCCGCTATTCGATAATCCTCCTGTCGCCATTGACACGATCTACCCAGCCAACAGCGCCTACCAGACCGGCATGGTTTTAGGTCGCAGGGGCAGGTATCGCGATCCGCTGGACTACCCGGAAAACAGACGCAACTACTTTTAATGGCGCATAGCAAAAACATAAACAAACTAAAGCAATTCTATGAGCAGTTGGGTAACGATCAAAAACGACCTGATAGCTTTCGCGGAGTCGCACCTGCAGCTGAACGCGGTGGGTTTCGGCGATCCGCTGGCAATCGGCACGGACAACGTGATCAACCTGCGGACAACCGACAGGGATAGGGTGATCTACCCGCTTTTGTTCGTTGATGCGCAGAGCGCGTCAATGCCTATTGGCGCGACCAACCTAACGGTCAGCGTGCTTGTAATGGACAGGGTGGCAGACCTTCGCGGCGTGGATGCGACGATCAGTGGCAGCGTCGTCTACCGATGGACTGACAACGAGGACGAAGTGTTAAGCGACACCCTGCGCATCATGCAAGATTTGGTCGCGGAGTTCACTGATGACCCTGACCGCGACTACACGATCACAGGCGCGGTGAGTGCTACGCGCTTTGTTGAGGCACGCGATGACAAGGTCGCAGGGTGGCAGGCTACGGTCGTGTTTGAGTTGCCATTCAGCCGCAACGTCTGCCAAATACCGACGCGTTAAAAACACGATTACAGAATTGCATAGAATCAGGCAAAACGATATTTACACTTAAAGAAAATACAATGAACGTAGGACAACAAATGGATGCGTTACTCGGTCGCGGAATGGCAGCCGAAGTGCTGGCAGTTGGCGCAGGTGCGGTTTCATCGGTGACAGGTCGCACCTATGACGTGCTGGTCGTCAACCAAGAAGCCAAGTTTACGACGCTCACGGATAGCAACGGAACGAATATGATGACTGCGGTGAGTGGTGGTGGCATCGGCTTATTTCCTTCGGGTCAAGCGTTCAGTCCGGGTATGATCATAGCCGCCAACAACGGACGTAGGATCGCCGCCGTGACGCTGAACGCAGGCAGTGTGATCGGATATTCGATGCAGGGCGTAACCATCGTAAGCGCGGTCTGATGGCTTTAGGCATTGGCTACGGCTTGCCGTTTGTCGCGCAACACGGCACGAATCCTTACAAGACGCAGTGGGCAGCAGCGCTTGAAGGCGCGAAGGGCGCAGGTGCTACTGTTGAAGATGAAAACGCTGGCACAGGCAGCTGCTTGGTGGCACGCGGTCAAGAGGCTTACACTGACGGTCTGCCATCAACGCCGTCGCTGCTGATTGTCCCGCAATTCTACAAGGCTGGGAATTTGTATCAAGACGTGCCTCCGTTTGTCGCGGAGGATAGCACGATGCGCTTCACCGTCAGCCGCAACACGACGGCAACGCGTGTCAATAGCAGCGGCCTCATTGAAAGCGTCGCATCGGGAGTGCCTCGGATTGACTGGCTTGGTCAGTCTTGCCCTGCCTTGTTGGTCGAGCCGAGTGCGACGAACTTTGCTCGTTGGGTTAATCAGATGACGGCACAAGATACACCTACGGCATCAGGTGGAATGACTATTACAACAGGAAGTACCGACTTTCTTGCTCCTGACGGAACGAGTGGTAGTATAACCAAGTATGTAGGCGGTGCAGCGAGCGGAACCACTCAATATGCATATTATACAGGGGGAGGCATTGTCGCAACCGCTTCAGGCGCTCATACTTTTAGTTTATTTGTAAAACGCGGGGCAACAAACCCCTTAAATTTTTGTGCTTTGCAGTTTGAGGCTTATGCTGGAGCAAGTGGAACAACAACCTCATATTTCAACCTCGCAAGTGGAACGGCTTTGACGGCAGGCGCAAGCATTGTAGATTACGGCAATGGATGGTATAGGCTTATTTCAGCTCCTCTCACACTGGCGGCAGGCGACTTGAATGGGCAACTTATATTTTGGATGGCCGAAGGCAACAACGATTTAAGTTGGCCTGCATCAGGCGCACTTAATCTCACCGCCTACACTTGGGGCGCACAACTGGAAACAGGCAGCATCGCGACCACATACATCCCCACAACATCAGGCACAGTAAGCCGTGCCGCGGATGTCATCAGCGCATCGGGGGCGCTTGTGAGTGGGCTGATAGGCCAAACCGAGGGGACGATTTATGTGGAGGTGGATGTTGCGAGGTTCACACAAAATTCAATAATTTCAATTAGTGATGGGACAGTAAATAATAGAATCCAAATCGGTTTTCAGTCCACTACTCAACTATATGCGATAATTTCCGTTATAGGCGCAAATAATAATTTGGTATCTACTATTCCCGCAGTTCCATCAACTGGTGGCGTTTACAAAATTGCGTTGGCCTACAAAGAAAATGACTATTGTTTTGCGATAAATGGCACTACGGCAGCAAGTACCGCGTCAAGGCTTGTCCCAAGTTGCAACAAAATAAATCTTGGTTCAATTTTTAACGATACAGGCCAACTCAACGACCGCATCCGTGCCGCTGCCCTGTACACCACACGCCTCACCGATGCCCAACTCGCCGAATTAACCCGACTATAATGCCGACCTTTAGGAAATATCGCTTCCAATCCGAAGCCGCCTACACCGCGCTACCACAACCGCAAGGCTTCGCAGTGCCGCTGGGTGAAATTGAGGGAACTTACTGCGTCGACATCCTTTGGGATGCAGAGCCTGACCCGACCTACCTGCCCTTCGAGTGCTGGCCTCCGCCTGTCGGGGTGCATACCTTCTTAGGCTGGGATGAGCAGTACGGCAAAGACTACACCGAGCGCGACGACTTGAACAACACATTAAACGAAGATTAACAATGATCGACTTCCTCAAATCGATAGGCATCAACCTTGGCCTGACCATCGCCGGTTTCTTCGGCGCACTACTGCTGGCTCCTAAGATGAAGAACTGGAAAATGCAGCTGATCGCCGTGCTTAGCGGCACGCTATCGGCTACCTACATCGCGCCAGTGATCATTGGAATACTGAACATAAAAGCACCGAATATCGAGTACGGCCTCGCCTTCATCGTCGGCTTTTCAGGGGTCAAGATCACCGAGGTGCTGGAAGTGCGCATCATGAAGCTGCTGAAATCGACACCAAACCAATAACATGAATATAACCCGACACGCAGCGAATGTTCACACCTTCGACTGCGATGGGAGGGAGGCGGAGTTTCTGCTGGTGAGCGACATCCATTGGGACAACCCGCATTGCGATCGCAACCTGCTAAAGAGCCACCTCGACGAAGCCGTGCGCAGAGGCGCAAAGATCATCATGAACGGCGACACCTTCTGCCTGATGCAGGGGCGCGGAGATCCACGCAGGGGCAAGGATGAAATCAGACCTGAACATAATAAAGGCAACTACCTGCAGGCCGTCGTGAACGACGCGGTGCAGTGGTTCAAGCCATACGCCAAACACATCGCGCTGATTGGCTATGGCAACCACGAAACAAGCGTGATCCGCAATGTCGAGTTCGACGCCTTGCAGATGTTCGTCACGCTGCTAAACCACGATTGCAAGACTGACGTTCAGCTTGGCGGCTACGGCGGCGCAATCCTGTTCGGCTTCACGCATAGTCCTAAAGCGAACCACCGGACACGCTTTGCGATGCACTACTACCACGGTTCAGGCGGAGGCGGCCCAGTGACCAAAGGCGTCATCCAAGACCAGCGAATCATGGCGATGGTCGAAGGCTACGACTGCACTTGGCAAGGGCACGTGCATGAGTTGTATCATCACGTCAACGTCATCACCTACCTCAACCGAAGCGACTACATAATTAAACAACGGCCGCTACACCAGATCAGGACTGCGACCTATAAGGAAGAATACGATGGCGGCGTTGGAGGCTTTCACGTTGAGCGAGGCAGGCCGCCGAAGCCGCTCGGTGGATACTGGATGAAGCTTAAGCTGATGCATCTTAACACCAAGAAGATAGACACCCGCGTCATTGATGCGACGTTTACGACGACAAGCACCCGATAGGGTGTAAAGTGGTAGGAGGTGCATTGATTCGTACCTGATGGGGTGCAAAATGAAGGCGAATGATATTTAATTTTGTGACCTAATCAGGCATTATGCGAAACATCAAATACCTCGTCGTCCACTGCACCGCGACACCGCACTCAACTACAATCGATTCGATCCAGAACTACTGGCGTACCAATCTAAAGTGGAAGTCACCAGGATACCACAAGGTCATCAAACCCAACGGAGATGTCATCACGCTCGCACCCGATGACACCGTGTGCAACGGCGTTGCTGGCTACAATTCGCTAAGCCTCCACGTCAGCTACATCGGCGGCGTAGACAGCCGAGGCAATCCGGTCGACAATCGCACGCAAGGCCAAAAAGACGCGCTTTCACAGGTCTTGCACCAATGGCGCGCCAAGTACCCAACCGCCAAGATTCTGGGCCATCGTGACTTCCCCAAGGTGGCCAAAGCCTGTCCCTCGTTCAATGCTACACAGGAGTACGCTCATATTTAGCTTGCTGCTTACCGGCTGCTGCCGGAAGCCTGCGGAGGTGATCCGCACGAGCGCCATCGTCCACACTGACCGGCAAGTCGTGACCGCTGGCAGCTTGACGGAGTTGACTCTTCCCGACCTCTGCGACAGCGCCGGGATGATACGCCGCTTCACTTTGCGCGACAGCGCTAAAACAAGCGTTCTAAGCGTCGCAAATTCAGGCAGTGGTATTGTCATACGTTTGCGCAGAGATACGGTCGTGGAGAGGCTTATTTTGCGCGATACGACAATCGTAGAGCGCACCGTTGTAGTTGAGCCGAAGAAGCGCAAAAGCAGGTGGCCGATACTGCTAATGGGGGCGATTCTGGGACTGCTGGCGAGCGTCGTTTTGTTCGCAAGGTTGAGGTAACGGCGAAAAATCAAGGCTTCAAAATCAATGGTGTCTGAAAGTTTTTTTCGGAATGTGCCCCTACGCGCTGGAAACGCAGAAAAAAAAATAAAAAAAGATTTGGAACATATATATATATGTATGTATATTTGCATATACCAAAACGGAAAAAAACACACTAACCCTTTAAACCCAAAAACAATGACTACCACAAACATCAAATTAGAGCAAAAGATTAAAGCTGATTTTATTGCA